TTTGGGTTTTCATACCAACAAACCATATCAACTTCATCTATTGTTATCTTTGTATATTCTAAACACCATTGAATTGCTTTAAACGGAAAAGAACTATCATGCTTTTCACCCGATAGTTTTTCTTCTTCAATTGCACATATAACTTTACCATCTATAACCAAGGCAGCTGCCGAATCATGGTAAAATGCTGATAATCCTAATTGTATCATATTTTAAATTTTTATATCACCATATTTGTCAAATTCATTATATAACTCCATTTGTCTATCTTTCATTTTATTGACAACTTTTGTAATATAATGAGTAGGGTGACCCGTCATTTCTCTAATAAGTAAATAAAGAGATTTTTTATTAAAGTTTTCTATATGTTCTGCTCTTCTAAATAATTCTAATACCGAATCTGCTATTTGTAAGTCTCTTCTCTTTGGAAAATAGTTTTCTAAATGCATATCCCAATATTCTAACATTCTAACATTAAATGTTCTATGTTCGTCATTTCTTTCCTCCTCTCTAAAATTATTTTCAGTATCAAATGATTCAGGTAATCCTGAGATTATATCAGTATCTTTATATCTTTTGTAGTTTGCGTTATTATTTAAAATAAGATAGTTTCTTGCAACAATTGTAAAATAACTAAATGCTTTACCTTTACCACTTTTATACATATGTATTTTTTCAATCATAAATGCAACAACCTCTGCCATTACATCTTTTGGGTCATCATCAAAGTAAGTAAATTTCCATTTATTATAAACTATCTCTGCAAGCTTTTCAAATGCAGATGCTATTCTTTCTCTATATAGTTTATCTTTAATATATTGGTCATTAGTTAAATTATACTCAATTATTGCATCTTCGGTATCTTTTGGAAAATATTGTCTATTAGGGCCTCTTTTTTTTCTGATTGCCATTTTTAATTAAAATTTTTATATTTTTCGATTGTATCTTTAATTTGATAAAATACAGAACCTACTTCATCATCTTTTTCAAACATTTCACGATTGTCTATTTCTCTCAATGCATTCAATAAAGCTTCGTTTTTTAACAACTCACTACCAACAAAGTCTTCATATTTTTCTAATTTCTTCAATAAATTAATAGTTACAAATCCTAATGTTAAAACTATTAAACTTAATATTACTATTGTTATCATATTATACTATTTCATATCCTTTTAAAAATAATTTGTTTGCATGCTTAAATTTAACTTCTTGCATTTCACCAGCAGGAGATTTCATTACAATTTTTTCATTTCTACCAAAATTTACTTTTTTTACAATTTGTGTATTGTAAACTCTATCTTTAATTGTAATACCATCTAAGTGGTCTATTTCATGCTGAACGACAACGGTCATCATTGTTTCTTTAGAAATTGACTTATTTGCTTCATCACCCTCTGGGTTAGTTACGAATGTCAATTCTCCTAAATTATCCGTATCAACTACCACTTTACATGCTCTAATTGTTTTAATTGGAGTTCTAAGTGTAGATGGTATAGAAAGACATCCTTCAAAAAAAAGAAATCCATCTTTAGACTTTTCTTTAATAATTGGATTTAATAAAAATACTTCAGTTGCATTATCCCCTTCTCCAAATTTAATTAAACAAGCTCTTTTTTTAATTCCTAATTGATTTGCAGAAATACCAACACCTGGATATTTTTTTAATCCTTCTTCCAATTGTTTTCTTAATTCAGCGGCCTCTTGTTGTGTTATTTCTGATTTTAGTACAGGAGTTTTAAGATACTCCGTAAACTCTTTTGTTATTAGTCCGTTTGAACCTTTATCAATTATTAATTTCATATTTTATTTTTTTAATCCGTATTTAATCCATTTATACCAAACTCTTTCGTGAATATAATATTGAATGGGTTTGTAAATCAATTCTGCTACTCCAAATGCTGCTCCAATTTTAATTGAACCACTTATCAACCACATTAATAAAAAACCAACTAAGGTACTTATAATACGATATGATATGGTTTTTGCAATATGTCTCTTTCTTTCTACTAACATTATTTATCCATTGTATAAATTACTTCATCACCATTTGAGTCAATATATTTCTTTCTGATTGCAGTTCCACTAATTTTTTCAATTTCTTTTGGTGGTTCGTGGTAAATTACATCATAACCCACACCTCTACCATAATTTACACTTTCAATATCTGGAATAATTGATAACATAATCTTATCCCAATTGTTTGTAAAAAATGGTTCTTTTTGTAATTCTTTTAAAACTTCTTGTGCTGTCTTTGGATTGTTCTCATCTTGTTGAACATCTCTAATTGCTACCCAACAATTTTTTCCTTTCTCTAATTGTTGATTGATTAACCACTCATGACCTTTATGCCACGTTTGCCATCTTCCTATAAATAATGCGTATTTTTTCATATTTGTAATATACGAAAATTATTCTAAACTACCAAATATTTAATAAGTTTTTGTATTTTCTTCTTCATTCCGCATTCTGGCCAATTCTCTAACAGTTCCACCCTTTGATTTTAACCAATAATTGACTGCTTTAGAGTTGTTTATCCATAAATTTCTTTTTTGCCATGGAAAATCAGGATGCATAAAATCTTCCCATTTTAATGATATTTTATCATTTAATTCAGTATTAGATGTAATATTTCCCACATCATTAACAGAGTCAGTAAATTTTTCTTCATTTTTTGCGTCAGTCTCATTTTCTTTGCTTTCGTTAACAATATCATCCCCATAAACTTTATAATCTTTGTAATTTTCTTCTATTAAATCATCCAAATTATCATATAAACCCAATTTTTGGTCATATTCCATCATTTCACCTAAAAGTCTTTCTTGTTTTTGTTTTTTAGTTTCAATTAATCCGTTAAATGCAATAATTAACGCAACTGCCAATGGGTCAAACACTATTACAATCAAAAATATGAAGAATTTTACTACATTTTTTAATTCCATACCAAATGCTTCAGCTACAAACCTAAATCCACCCACTTCTTTCTCTAAATCTAAGTTAGAAATTTTAATTTTGTTAATTTCTTCATTATTTTTAGCATTTTCGTCTTGCAAACTACCAATTTTTTTGTTAATTGTTGCTACTTGTCTATCTTTACTATCAATTGAGCGTAAAAGACGAGAATTTACCTTACCTTTATCTAAAATTGTGTTTTGTGTTGAGGATAATTGTCCTAATTGAGTGTTTAATTGAGTAATTTGAGCATCGTTGGTAGTAATTTTAGTAGAATATACTGCGATTTCTCTATCTACTTGCTGTAATTTTAAATTTTGTTGTTGAAATGCGTTGGAAAGATATCCAAATATACCCGCTGATGTGATAATCATCAATAATGCCACTGCAGATACCAAATACCACTTATTAAATCCCTTAATTTCTTCCCACTTTTGCTTTAGATAGGTAGCTGCTACTAATTTAGCAAACTCTAATGACCCGGCCATTACCATAACCGATGTTGCCGCACCACTAAATAGGACACCTAATCCGGTGACGGAGAAAAATGCTGCACAACCGGCTATAATTAGTGCAGAAAATCCGACTAAATATTTAAGCCAATTCATTTATCTATTTATTCTTGTTAATTCTGAAATTCTTTCTGCTATCTTTCTTGCATCTTCTAATGTAGTGTGAGCTTCAGATGGTGACATATGTTGTGCACCAGTAATTCCATTTTGTAAAATCCTCAATTTACCATCTAAGGATTCCAATAACATTTGTATTTTTTCGTTGTATATCATGTCTATAAATATTTAATAAATAAAAAAAGGTAGAAGTGTTTAAACTCCTACCTTTGTAATATACGAAAAATAACTGAATTAACCAACTTTAGGGGTTAATTTTTTTGGTTTGGACTCTTCTTTTCTTTCAATGGTAATTAAAAGAATACCATTCTTAATTTCAGCTTTTGCTTTTCTACCATCAAAGTTTTTACCTACTTGAACTCTTTCTTCAATATTTGAAACCAATTGATTAAAAGGATTTTCTTTATCCTCTTGTGTTTTTTTAGCTTTGATTTCAATTTTGTCCTCAAAGCAATTAATTTCAATATCTTTTGGGTCATGCCCTAATACTGATAATGCAAGGGTTGCAGATTCATCTTTAATGTCTACTGCGAATTTGTTTTGAACATAAGTCGTTCTTGTCTTTGGTTGTTCGATTGGAAAATACTCATCGAATAATCTGTTAAAATCATACGAAATCATAATATAAATGTTTTTTTGTTAATAATATTCTATATAGTCCAAATACTATACCATCCCTTATTTTGTTACAAAGTTATGACAAAACTACCCTAACTTTATTACAAATCAGAAATTATGTCATTAAATTGTGTTATCTTGTCTTTCAATGATTGTCGACATATGGTCTGCCCAATGCATAATAAATTGTAACTTATAAACTAATTGTTTCTTTAAGTCGTGACCTGCTAAATACTTTTGATTATCTTCATCATACATACCATCAGTAAGTTTGATTGCAAAATACTCTTTCTCATTATACTGAATACCATAGTAGTTCAATGTAAAGAAAGTTCTATCGGTTAGAGTCATATATGGTATATTCTCATTACGAACAAATAGGGTTCCGTATTTTTTTTGAGACCATTCTTCGTGATTTGGTAAATAATGTAGTTCACCTTTAATACCCAATTTTCCTAAGTCGTGATGTAGACAACTAAATATTAATTCTTCTTCGGTGAAATCTATCTCTCCACCTTGCATTACGAAGAGGTCTCTCATTTTAAGAGCGTTCTTACATACATTAAAGATGTGGTCTATATACCCACCTATATACCCATTATGGTAGTGTTTTGAGCCGGACGCCGGTGATAGGGTTAGATTTACCCCCAATTCTTCTTCGGAATACATATGGAGTAATTTCTCCAATCTTTCACCTTTAAAATACTTTTTGATAATAGCAATGAACTTATTGTAGTTTTGCTTTAATTCTTGTTCTGTCTTTTGTTTCATTGTTTAGAGTTTAATTCTTTATAATACTCTAATATACGACAAATTTTTGACATTACCAAATTTATTATAACAATTTTTCCCGTTTAGTATCTCTATATTTATTTTTATTATTTAAAAAATGGATGTATTTAGGATTGGTTATATCTAAATAATTTAATAATAATTTCCAATCATAATCATCCGAAAATATATCTTCGTATGTAGTGTGTATACCTATATTTAATTCATTCATTTTTTTAGTATTTTGAATTAATGAATCATATATTGAGAGATATTTATCTATGTTTTTTTCTAAAAATTCAGGTTTAATTGTGTATTTTTTATCATATACATCATATACATTAGAATATGTTAAACTTTCGGCTTGTTTAATTGTATCTATTCGTGTATGAATAATTACTTTATCAAATTTTTTACATAATTCTTTTATTCTTTCTTCATCATTTAACTCAAATATAATTTTTACAATAATATTATTATTTGTAAAATCTTCAGTAACATTTGGTTCGTAAATATAGTCCAAGTTTTTTTCCATTGAAATCCATTTACCAAAATTACTTCCTCCGCTTCTTCGGGTTGATATAATTAAAATTTTCATATAAATTAAATGTTTCATATTATTTGGGTAAATAATTTTTTAAGTTATTTTTAATGTATTCAAATAAGTTTATACCATAGTTGTAATTATGTAAAGGTCCAGGATGCCAATTGTCTACCGCCTTATCTAAATATTCATTATAATTTCCATCAAATCTATTAAATTCATTATATTCAATCGGTATTCCAAAATTACCATTCCATAACCAATTACAATTTTTTGATTCTAAAAAATATTTAATCAATAAATGGTTTTTATACCAATTAATTAAATCGGAATTATCATTTTGTAAAGACACCAAATGATTTTGTGTATTACGGCCCGTATCGGTATCTTCTAACCATCCCCAACTAACCGTTGGTATAAATGGTTCAATATTACCATCTTTTGTATATATTTCTTTTCTATGTGGTTGCGTATACATTATTAATACTAAATCTGGTTTTATTAAATCATAATAAGTCATTAAACATCTTGCTATATAATCATTACTTCTACCACCCATACCAAAATTTAAATCAACTCCATTTAATATATGTTGTGTAAAATTATAAGACCATGTTTCATTATCATTTACACCAACTCCTTCAGTCAATGAACAACCCAATGACATCACCTTAAATCCCTTTTTTTCAATACTATCACCTCTGAATCCTAATTCATTGTAGGTGTATGTACATTGGCCTGTGTTATCCGAACCAGCCGTTGTGTATATTTTATTAATTTTTTCTTTTATACTAAATTTGTAAGAAGAAATTTCAAATGTTTCAGTATTCCAAAATTTTGGTGTTATCATATTAAACCATTTGTTTTTTTAGGTAAATGCTTATTGATAATATCATGCATATTATGAGTACATCTATATTTTTTATTTATTTTATTTAAATGATGTAAAAATGTTTGAAATTCTGGATGGGTTTCGTTCCATATTTGTTTTATTGCAAATTCACCTTCACTATATGTCCCCCAATTTGTTATTTTATTAAAAAATACATTTATATTATTTTTAAATATTTTATTCATTAGTATATAAAAATCTTCCATTTCAAAATAGTTTGTATCTTGTACAACAAATGATACATTTTTATTATTCATTTTTATTGTAGATATAAATTCTAAATTTTTCATTAATGTGTTCCAATCACCACCTCGCCTAACAATGTCATACGTTTCCCCATTTGCGGCATCAATGCTAATTTCAATGGTTTTAATTAAATCATGTATGTGTGATAAACTATTCCACATTTTTTCAGTAAGTAATAATGCATTAGTATGTAGATGAATATGATTTACGTTTGGTAATTTTTTTCTATCAAATTCTAATAAAAATTTTCTAAAGGATTTTGATGCAAATGGGTCAGCTGTGCCTGATAAATAAATAAATTCTAATTTTTTACCATATATTTCAACAATACCATTTATGGTTTTATCTATAAAATCAATTTCTTGTCCATTTGCCATAATTGCTACACTTCTACAAGATGGGCATGATAAATTACAACTTCTATCAAAAGCAAAATTTACGTTGGTTGGTCCATCTTTATATTTTTCTATTTTAAAATGTTCTTTTTCTATAAAACCTTTTGGTTTTATTTCTTCAACTAATAATTGAGATAAAAATGGACATTGTGTTTTTGAACAATATTTGTAAGAACCATCCAATATGGAATCTTGTACTTCTTTTAACTCTGGACTAGCCCAAGCTTCTTTAATATTTGCTAATGTACTTATTTTATTTGGTAACCAAGAAGGACAACAACTATATACTCCATTTTTATGTGCTTCCAAATAAACAAATGGTGTTTTACATATATATTTTTTTAAAATATCTTCTTTTGCCATTTTTCTATTTTTATATTATT